CCAGCTGCATTCTTGAATATGGCGACAATCAGGCTAACTGGACTGATTGGTTGATTGATTGGATGCAGTCTTACCAGAAGGAACTTGATGCGGAAAAGCGCTACCACCATCTCTCAATTGACGTGAATGAGGGAATTGTGGAAGCCAAACCGCAATTCAAGCTGAACGGTTGCCGAACAGAAACGCACATTTACGAAGACAGGCATAAACACGGAGGCTAACGAATGGAATTTGACGTAACTACACTTGGAGTTGTGATCGGGATGATGGTACTGGCTAACCGTTTGGTAGCCGCGTTAGTCACGCCGATTTTCGATAAGTACAACCTTGATAAATTCTGGCTGATGTACCCGTCCTGGATCCTATCGGGCGTGTTCGTCTGGTTCACTGGCTTGAACCTGTTCGCGCCATTCATTCCGAATGCGTTGATTGGACAGATTCTGACCGCTGTGGTTGCCGGAGGTGGTGCGAATATGCTGCACGACCTGACAGACGCGCCAACTTTGAGAGTGTTCGATCTCGGCAGCCTGGATGATGACGAGGGTAACGGATAAGCATGGACTGGGGCACGCTACTCATTGCAGTTATCACCGGCGGGGTAGGCGTTGCGATTGTGAACGCTATAGCCAACCGCAAGCGCGTGCAGACCGACTGCATCAAGTCGCTGGGCGAGGCTTACGAGGCGCGGTTATTGGCGTTGAACGAGGCTGTGGCACGGCAGGACGCGAAGGTTGCGGTGCTTGAAGCGAAAGTCGACAAACTGAACTCTGAATTGGACGATCGCGAGGTCACCATCGAAACTCTGAAACGTGAGAATGCAGAACTGACCTTGCAGGTCGAGAAATTGACAACCGCTGTGAAAGCGAGAGACAAGCGCATTCGTGAGTTGGAAAAGCAACTTGCGGAGGTGCTGTCACGGCTTGACGCGATGGGGAACGAGACAACGGAGGGCTGATGCCGATACGAATTGGAAGGCGAGGCGGTTCAGTACCGCACAGACGTGCTGGGAAAACGAACATCGGGAGCAAGACCCACCGCACGACCACGACCTCAACCGGCTTACGGGTTCGTCACCGCATAACGCCGACTGTGACCGCGACAAGGCGCAGACCGACACGCACACCGAGCAGACGGGCACCGCGAGTAGTGAGGCGAAGGTGATTGACCTTCGCGGCGGGCGTGAGTGTCTGTGGACGTGGAGGCGGTTATTGGAGCGTACAAGGGAGTTATGGCAAAGGAACGGCTAACAATCGTTACGCCCTGTTCACGACCGCACAACTTGCAGCGGTTGGCAGAGAGCATTCGACCGGGAAGGTTGTTGTTCGATGTGGTCTGGCTGGTTGTGTTCGACTTTGGCGAATGCGAGAAGTCGAAGGTCGGCAACTACCAGCGCAATTGTGCGCTTGATGCTATCGAGAGCGGGTGGGTGTACTTTCTGGATGATGACACGGTTATGCACCTGGATTTCTTCCGGGAGTTGGCAAAGGTGAAAAAAGAGGCAGTCGCATTTGAGCAGGACTTGGGGAACGGGATCAGACCGGTAAGTCCTGAGAGAATGCGGGTGCAGAAGATTGACATGGGGCAAGTGGCTATCAGGCGTGAGGTGATTAGCGACACGCGCTTTGAACTCGGCATTTACGAAGCCGATGGAATGTTTATCGAGACGGTTTACAACAGAGACCCGGCACGCTGGGAGTTTCTGCACAAGCCGTTGACCTATTACAACGCATTGAGGCGATAGTGTACGAAATTGAAGGTTGTCCTGTTCCGGTATATCAAGACGAAAGCGAGTTTTACAGGCTGCTCGAACTTGTAAAGAATCTCAAGCCGAAGAAGATACTTGAGATCGGCTCATTGTACGGTGGAACGCTGTGGTATTGGATGCAGAACGTTCCGGGCGTTGAGATCGTGTCGGTTGACATTGGCGTGGGCACACCTGATTCATGGCACAAGGAAGTCGAATACAACCGCCTGAACTTGTGGGACGAATGGGCGCGGCAGACTGGCTCGAAGGTTATTCAGATCCGCGCTGACAGTATGGCGACTTCAACAATCGACCAGGTTAGGGCGCATGTTCCGTTTGACTTTGTTTTCATTGACGGCGGTCACAAATACAACGAGGCAATGTCCGATTGGCAGAACTACTGGCCGATGTTGCGCGAGGGCGGGCTGCTGGCAATGCACGACATCGCGTATTCGGATAACAACGTTGAAGGCTACGGCGTGCCGCAAGTGTGGCGCGAGGTAAGGGATTGTGGCGAGTGGCAGGAATTCATCGCGCCGCACAACCTGGGCAGGTGGATGGGAATTGGAGTGATGTGGCGAAAGAGCCGGTAGCCGTAGAGTTTGAAGCAGAGATGCGGCAAGTGAAGTCAATGGCAGACAACACATATAACATCGTGCTGAACGTACCGGAGTACTGCTTACCGCAGGTGCAAACGATGATGGGCTGGCTGAAAAGCCTGGTGACCGTTGTTATGGCGCAAGACGATATTTCAGGAAATTAAGGCGGTAAAGATGGCCAATTCTGACAGACAGGTTAAAGCGATAGACAAAACGTCCCGTGCGCTTGAAATGCGCAAGAGCGGGGCTACTTACGCTTTAATCGCAAGTGAACTTGGCTATGCAAACGAATCGGGTGCTTACAAAGCCGTAATGCGTGCGCTCAAAAAAACATTGCAAGAACCCGCTGATGAAGTCCGAATGTTGGAGGTTGAACGTCTTGATGCGTTACTCAGCGGGTTGTGGGCACGCAAGAATACGCCGGAAGTTACAGATCGGATTTTACGCATTATGGAACGGCGGGCAAAGTTGTTAGGGCTTGACTCGCCTGTGCGGAGTGATGTTACAAGCGGTGGCGAAGTGTTGCCGATTGTTTACGTCAACGATTGGCGGGAGTCAGGTGAATGAAATCCGGCTGCCATATCCGCACAATGGGCAAAAACTTGTGCGCAATGAATCAAAACGATTCAACTGGTTATCTGCCGGCAGACGCTGGCGAAAGACGACGTTAGTTATGGCAATCGCAGTCGAAAACGCGGCAAGGGGCAAGACTGTTTTGTGGGGTGCGCCGACTTACGACCAGGTGAATATCGGCTTTGAAGAAACGCGCAAGGCTGCAAATGGCGTGGCGAAATTCAACCAGTCACGCATGGAAGCCAACTTTCCTAATGGCGGCAAGATATTCTATCGCTCACTCGATAACCCTGACAATGCGCGCGGGCATACTGCTGACGGTGTTGTTATGGACGAAGCCGCTTACATTCACCGCAAAGCATGGAACGAAGTTTTGCGACCAATGCTGGTAGACACAAACGGTTGGTCTTGGGCGATCAGTACGCCTTACGGACGTAATTGGTATTGGGAAGAGCATGTCAAGGCAAAGGACGATCCTGATAGTAAATCGTGGGAAGTACCGACATTGGGAGTACGGATTACAGATGGTGGGCGATTGGTTCGCGAACCGCATCCTTACGAAAATCCTGATATTCCGTTTTCAGAAATTGAGAAATTATTTTACAGCCAGCCAAGACAGATATTCGAGCAGGAAACCCTTGCTCACTTTGTGGATTTATCCGGCGGCGTGTTCAGGCGCGTGCAGGAAGCGGCAGTTCTTGAGCCGAAAGAGTACGAGCAGGGCAGGCAGTACGTGGCGGGCGTGGACGTTGCGGCTTCAGTTGACTTCACAGTCGTAACAATATTGGACGCTGAAACGAAAGAGATGGTCTACCTGGATAGGTTCAACCGCGTGGACTATCCGGTCTTGATTGACCGCCTGGAAGCAGTCTACAAGCGCTATCACCTGACTTCGATGGTGGTTGAGAGCAACAGCATAGGCAGACCGGTGATTGACGAGTTGGTGACGCGTGGATTGAATATTGTGCCATTTACAACAACTTCGGCAACCAAGCAAGCGATTATTCAGAACTTGCAGGCAGCCTTTGAAAACGGGCAGATTTTAGTCTTGAACGACCAAATACTGGTCGGGGAATTATTGAGTTTTGAGAGCAAGCGCAATGCATCAGGCGGGTTCAGTTATTCAGCACCGGCTGGGATGCACGATGACTGTGTTTTATCTTTAGCAATCGCATGGCACGGAGCAACCAGCGCTGGCGTTATTTTGTGGATGGATTAACAGGAGTATCTATGGCAGAAACTTACAAGGCAATAACAAACATTCCTGGCTGGGTAGACCTCCTGACAAGTGACGGCGTGCCTGATTCTATTGCGGCGTTGTATTCGCGTGTGCCGATCCTGTACCGCGCCATCCAGTTGCGCTGTGACGCGTTATCGACCGTTCCATTCCGGCTGGTGAAGGGCGAGAGTGAGATCGAGTGGCAGTACCCGACTTCGCTGTCACGCCTGCTTTGGCAGTGGGAAGCTGGCTTGCTATTGCGAGGTGCAGCGTACGGTGAAATCATTGCGAACAAGAGCGGGATCAGGAAAGACATCCAGTATCGCAATCCGTTTGACATGAACGTGCAATACATGAAAACCGGCGAACTGGTGTTCAAGCAGAACAGCAGTGGGGCGACATGGACGAACGACCTACGGGCTGGCAAGTATGAAATGCTCTACATTGCCGAATATGACCCGACTCAAGACATTCTGCCGGGCGTGGGTGCTGGTAGGGCTTCCACAGTTGACGCGAAGTTGCTCTATGCTTTGAGCAAGTTTCCGGAAGTGTACTTTGAGGGTGGGGCAATGCCGGTCACGCTGTTAGGTGTTGACACGAACGACCGGAACGAGATCGAGCGCATTCAGGACTGGTTCAGGCGTTCTGCTACCACGATTCGCAATGCGTTCCGGGTGTTGGGTGTGAGAGCGGGTTCTATCCAGCCGACCACACTTACTCCGCTATTGAAAGACCTGGCATTCATCGACTTATCCGAGATAAGCAAAAAGAACATCGCGATGGCATTCGGCATCAAGCAGACCATGCTTGACAGCGAAGCGGCAAACTACGCAACCGCACAGGAAGACCGATTGAGTTTCTACGAAGATACGATCAAGCCGCGTTTGCAGCTTTACGAAGACGCGTTGAACGAGCAGTTGTTTGCACGTGACAAGATAAAACTTGAGTTCCAGTTGAACGAACTTGACATCTTCCAGGAAGACGAGAACGAGCGAGCCGATGTGCTGAACAAATTGACGGCATCCGGCTTACCGACCCGCCTTGCGCTTGACCTGGCTGGTTTTGTGTTGAGCGAAGAGCAGGAAGCCTTGTTCAGCGAGCAGGAAGCGGAAACACAGCCGGAAGACGAGCAAACGGCAGAACTCCGCAAGTGGCAGCGAATGGCAGAGAA